TTACCACTACAGGAGGTGCTAATGGTGATTGTATGTAGTTTTCTGACGATGTTACTACTTGAGGTATTTCAACTCCACGAATACTAATATCCCTGGAAGTAATATTAGGAATCTCAGGCATCAGTCGTCATTAAACATATTAATGATGCCACTCAAAATAGAGTGAAAGAAAACATAGAGAAAGAATGTTTCAGTTGCTTCTTTCTTTGCTCTTTTCTTATAAGTCGATTGTGCCATCAGTTAAAATTTCCTATTTTTTATTGGCCAAGTAGATTCCATTCCTGAGACTAATAGAAGCGCAAATGAGAATACAAAAAGTGTACTCATTCTACAAGAGTTCCATGTGCTCTACGGATCTCCCTAAGTTCTTCGAAGTCCTTCTGCTTAGTACCACCATCATATGCCCAAGCATATCCTTCTGTGATCATTTGTTCGTTGAGGGACACGTCGGCGTCTCCGACGTAGAGCCAGCCGAGAAGGCGTCCATACTTTCCAACACCACCAACAAGCTCAGTACGGATAACGAGATCGTCATCCCCTTCAATAGCGCCCTTAAGTCTTTCTTCCAACCAGTGAGTAGCGTCGTATCCGAGTGCCTTTTCTTCATCATCTTTTGTGCGTTTTTCTGGGGTGTCCACACCAGCAACTCTAACTCTTTCTTTTTTATAAAGATCAAAACCGAGATCAATCGTGACATCGATCGTGTCTCCATCCAGCACTCTATCTATGCTGGTCACTCGGAAATTGTAACAACTCTTCCGACTTGGTGGTGTCATCGCTCCCATGAGATTCTTTCCTATGAAATGCTTCAGGTTCAGTATTATGTATCCAAGTTTTTAATCTTGTAACATATACCCTGAGTAAATCTGCTTGATTGAGATGAAATGTATCTTGTGTTTCGAAATAAAGTTTGTTGTGGAGATCTACGCCATCAAGGCACTTCTTTATGATAGGGTTCCACGGTTCCCTAAAAGAAGTATTCCATTCTCTTGGCATATATTATTTTTTCTTACCACCATTCTTTGCTTTCTTAGCAGTCGCGTTCCCTTGATTCTGCTTCGATTGACCTTTCTTGCCCTTGTTCGCGGACTTGGCCATCTTCTTGTAATTCCTTAAATGATAGTCTAAGTATATATATCACACAATATCCAGTAAATGCTAATCCACAGCAAAGAAGTGTGATCACTGACCATACTGGATCATTTACATTTTCAAGGGGTTTTAGAATCAATTCCACTTAAGTATTCTTTCTCAGTTTGATAAGGAACAACTTTACCCGTCTTAATTTCCCATGCATAAATTAAGTCAGGTATTAACCATCTATCTATACGATAGCAGTATTCCCAATTCACTGGTTCAACACAGTTCATAACTACAACAGTCCAAAAAGCACATGCGTAGTTTATAACTGTTAGCATCCTATCTCCACTTCTTATAATTCAGTGCAATATCATTCCAGTCACCATCAACACTAAATGGTGCTCTAATACGAATATCATCAAGACCTTCTATATCTGATGCTTTAATCTCAACAATGGGTTCTTGTTTCTCTTCCTCTTCCCATTGTTTTTTAATTTCTTCTGCCTGTTTATCAACCGACGCCATTTCCATTTCTACTTTACCATCAACCCACTTTTCCCATAACCACGCAATCAAACCCAAAGCAAGGTGATTGATGGGGAACTTTTGTTTCTTTGCCCACCTGTTTGCTTTAGTGAACCAAGTGTCTTCTCCGCCCCATTGGTATTCAAATTTATGCTCAATGATCTCTGGACTTTCCATCAAAAGGTGCCCAATGTTGCCAGTTGTATTTATGAACTGCCCATATACCAAGTATAGGTACAAAAACTAAAATGTAACAAAACAGTCCTAAGATAAAAGGATTGTTTAGTGTTGCTGCTGCGAAGTGTCCCATTATTGATCCGTGAGAATAGAAACTAAAAAAATGAATATGCCAAATGAAATCATAAAAACTAAGATGAATGCTTCTGAGAATTCCATAAATCTCTAAAGTATCGATCTACATGGTTTAAACAATCGAGTGGTGCTGTAAAGTCTTGTCGAGCCCATTCATAACAAAAGTCAATCATATCTGATGAGACATGACTGACTCCATAAATTCTTGAGAAAGATGATGCTGCAAAGTGAAACCGCATTCTAATGTGCGGTTCCATTTCCCTTATAGTGTTCGGATTCATAGTAGTGTCCCTTCTTTGAACCGAAGTAAATCGTTGTTAAAACAAAAGGCACTGCCACAATAGCAAGTGCCCATCCAAGTAAGTGTTCCATTATGGATTGTGATTTTTGTTTTCTTTAATTTTTTGATACCCCCAAACGGCAAGAGTACCAATTCCCAGACCAGCAATGCAACAGAGTAACATATGAATTAAATGTTCGTAGGTTGAATGGTCAGCGTGATTCATCAGTAAAGATTCTCTTCCTGTTCAGTAAGAACGACACAATCGCTTGTAGGATAAGCAACACAAGTCAGAACAAATCCTGCATTAATTTGATCATCATCAAGGAAAGATTGATCTTCTTGATCTACTGTTCCACTCTCAAGTTTTCCAGCACAGCTGGAGCAAGCACCAGCACGGCAAGAATAGGGAGCATCAATTCCTGCTTCTTCTGCAGCGTCAAGAATGTATTGATCGCTTTCACACTCAAAGGTGCTCTCTGTCCCATCGGGGGATTTAAAAGTGATGTTGTATGCCATTAATTTACGTGTAGGTTTCCAATCATCCCAGCACCTTTATGAGGATCACACCAGAAGGTATAATCTCCAGATTCTGGAAATGTAATATCAAAACTCTCACCAGGAGCAAAAGCAAGTCCCCCGTGTGAGAGTTCTGGGTGATCTTCTACGATCACATTGTGAGGTGGGAGCATACCGTTCACGAAGTGAACCGTGTCTCCTGCGGATATTGTAACATCTGCTGGATCAAAAATCAAGTTGCCATTGGCACCCATTGTGATGTCTACAGCCCAAGCAGGAAGGGCAAAGAAAAGTGTAGCAAGTAAAGCAAAAACAAACTTCATTATAGTTTACTCGACTACATTATCTATAAGTTTTTATACTTAGTGAAGGGTTAATTTGTTTTGATTCACTAACAGTCGTTAAAAGCAGATCCAACTTCAGACCCCACTTCAGAACCAATTTTTTGTCCTAAAAGAGTTGCCCAACCTGCTGCCAACCACCCAATATATGGGATGCCAATAACTGATGGAATAACCGCACCAGCCACAATACTACTTCCTGCCATCGCACCTTGACTCCGTGCTCCAGCGTCCGCCACGATGCACTCTATGTCTTTTGCAGACTTTCCCTCACCACCTCCTTGGAGATGAGTTGCTCCATCCATAGTGTATTGTTCTTGTTGAATGATATTAGTGTTTCCACCAATACCAAAAAATCCATTCTTTTTATTAACAATCCTATCCTTACTCATCACCTTAGGATCATTAGAATTGTATTTGATTTTATATCCATCTCTACCATACTCAACTGTATAAGAAGTGTAATTGCCAACAGGTAGATTAGGAAAAATGGGACGGTTGATTAAGTGTCCAACCATCCCCAGATGTGCGATACCAAACAGAGTACCTACTCCAATAGCAGCCCACTTAAATGGCGACTTCGGTGGCACAATGTTTGGTTTCATTTTACCAATCCTTTAATTGTTTATCCAAATCTTTCAATTCAGAATAATACTCACAAGGATATTCCATACTAATTTGATTACTCTGAAGCATTAAATCTGTTCGGCAAATTCCATTACCGATTTCCATATGACCAACAATAAACATCGTTAAGAGTAACATGGTATTAGATAGTAGGCATTACGGGAGGTTCGCCGTCCTTCTTAGGAGCAGCAGAAGTAATTTGAAGTGGTGCTTGCTCAATACGAATCGTTTGAGCAGGAGCGGTTGCGGCAGCAGCAGCAATCAGTTTCTCCAAATCCGCTTTAGATACACCACCAGAGTTACCCATCTTCATTGTTCCATCGCCAGACTTCTTAGCAGTCTGAACACCGAAGGTAGCTAATACTCCGGTAAAGACCGATGCAATGAAAGTGGGATCAAGTTTCTGTTCAGGAATACCCAATGCAGCAGGAAGTTTAATGTAAGCAAGGGTGAGGATACCACCAGACCAGATAAGAATACCAAGTCTGACCATTGTGCTAATTGCTTCCAACTGACCTTCATGATCAGTAGCAGCGTCTCTTAGTTTAGCAAATGGACCTTTCTTTTTTTCTTCTTCCTTTACTTCTGCTTTGGGAGATTCTTTTACTTCTTCAGCCATGAAATTGGAGACAGCGCACTCCTATTTAGTTAATAAAACCCTCTTCACGCAACCACTTCTCAGTCAATGGTGTGGGTTCATAGATCTCCCACATCTTACCAGTAGTACAAGCATCAAGTGCCTTGGCAGTCATACCCTCAGTAAGTCCTGCCCACTTTGCTTCTGCCTCAAAAGGAACAGCAGACTTAGGATACGTCTTCTCTACAATATCACGCCACACACCAGGAACTTTATTCTCTGGGAAGATTAGAGCAATCAAACTATTCTTGATAGTTCCTGCCATGCAATCTTGTGCAGCGTGCCATCCTTCATGACGCATCACAGTCATAAGAACAGATGGGCGATGCATAAACGCATCGTTCAGATAGAAGTTATTTGATACCGTGTGATAAACACCACGATGTCCAGGGGGGAAATACTTCTCTGGTCCTAAAAAAACCATAACTCCGACTCGATCAAGGGATACCAGCATCGAGTTAAACTCATCAGCAACAATATCAAAATCAGAATTAGGATACTCTTTACGAATATCGTCGATACTCTTGATTCGTCGGACATTCTCGGTGCATTCTTGAACTAACATGCAACCCATAGCATCCATAGTATAGAATCCTTTTTTAAGTTTAGATTCTTTCGCAAATGCTGGAGCAACCATAGAGGCAGCTACCAACAGTGTCATAATAAATTTTTTCATAGTCCAGGAATAGAAGGAATAGCACCACCAGTTGCTGATGGCATTTTTGGCATGGCACCCTGAAT